AATGGTCCGATATTCGATGACAGCAGAGAAAGCAAAAGTATCATTACAAAGTGTAATGAAAATAATTAAACTAATGGAAAAACAAATATGAAAAGACTAATTTTAATTTTATCGGTAGCATTATTTTTAAGTTGCTCAAATGATGACAACTCAAATGATGACAGCAGTTGCAATTGTGATAAATTGTATCAAAAGAAAACTATAAGTGCAACGGGTGTGGATAGTGGGTGGCAATCAGTAGGTATTGGCTCGGAATCAACAAATATAAAAGACTGTTCGCAAGATGGCAAGGTTGTAGGTAGTCAAGATTTTAGCACTTCAACACAAATTATTTTATATCGACAGATTTTAAGTTGTAAATAATTAAAAAAGCCATTCAATTAGAGTGGCTTTTTCATTTCATTAATTCTTCAAAAGATTTTTTATTTTTATCTACTTCATTTATAAAATCCCTTTTATGCAAAGGGATTTCATTATTTAATTCACAAAACTTCTTATAATTTTCATAATCATCAACTTCTTTTTTCATTGATTTATGACTTTCAATATATTTATTGGTAAAATACTTCTTTTTGAAAGATACTAAAATTAACCAAAATATTATAAATATTACTAAATACACCATAATTCAAAGATAACAAAATAAAAATGCTATTGCAAATATAATATAATATTTGTAATGTAAAACTATTTTATTTTGGCAAAGCACGAAATTGATATTGTTGGAGACATAACACCATTTAACTATTACGATGGTGATGGTACTTATTCAGTTCAAAACTTAAAAAATTCTTTAAGCAATTTATCTGTTAATGCAAATGACGAATTAATCGTAGGCATCAATACTTATGGTGGCGATACAGAAGCTGGGTTTGCAATTTACAATATTCTACAACGCTTTAAAAATGAAAATAACATTAACCTTACTACAAGAGTAGATGGTTATTGTGCTTCTATTGGCGTGGTTATTCTTTTAGCTGGAGACAAAAGAATTGGTAACAAATTTTCAACTCCCTTTATACATAATGCGTGGTCGATTGCAATAGGAGACTCTCACGAAATGAAACGCATTTCAGAGGATTTAGAAAAAACAAATAATAAGATTGCAACTCTTTACGCTGAACGTACCAATATTGATTTTGAAACTGCAAAAGCATTGATGAATAATGATGACTTTGTGGACGAAGCAAAGGTTTTAGAATACGGGTTTTATACGGAACTTGAAAATGAAACACAATCTTTAAACAAGATTTTCAATTCATTTAGAAATATTAATAACTTAAATAATAATAATATGAATAAAAAAGTAGAAGCAATTTACAATAAATTGTTTGGTAACGTAAAAAACAAAATCGTTTATACGGCTGAAAATGCTGAATTAGATTTTGTTGATTTAGCTGATTCCGATGTAATCGAAGTTGGTGCAAAAGCTACAATAGGTGGCGCTCCTGCGCATGGCGAATATGTAATGGCAGATGGTAACACTTTTGTTTTTGAAGCTGGTGTTTTAACTGAAATTAAAGAAATGGAAGCTGATGACGAAATGCAAGCGTTGAAAGACGAAAACGAATCTTTGATTGCTGAAATTGAAACTTTAAAAGCAAGTCAAAATTCTTTAAATTCTGAAATAGCAAAATACAAAGAATTTAAAAATCAAGTTTTAAACTTGAAAACCGAAGATCCAGCAAAACAAACAACACCGGCAAAGGAAACAAAAAAAGAAGTAAGAACTTTTAATTTTAAATAAAAATGGCATTAACAATAGTAGATTTTAAAATAGGTATTTTAGATTTAGTAACTGATTTGGTTACAGCTGAAAAAATGAGCCTTGCAAACGCAATAACAGAAGGCTCACAAAGAATTTCAAAATTTGAGGATAGTCAATCACACACTTTTCTTGAAGGTATTAGACATGGGAATTTAATTCCGATTTTGAACGACACACCAAACGCCAACGCTTTTCCATTTATTGATGAAACAGTTTGTGCAACGCCTGATTGTGATGTAACAATTTCAGGGCGAACTCACAAATGGGAACTTGGAATGATTGGTTGCAAGCCTTCAATTTGTCTTAATTCTTTTGACAATAACTTTATGGCTTGGTGGGGAGTAAACAAAAAACTTTTTGGCGAAGACGATGTAAACAGCATTTTAGTAAATTATATCCGTGATTTATTTTTACGTGATTTCAATTTAGCTAAGTGGAGAGTTGCGTACTTTTCAGATAAAGCAAGTTTGTCAACTGCTTTAAATGGTATTGATGGTTTTTTCACTCAAATGGAAGCGAACCCTGCACAAGTTATAACAATTACTCAAAATGCTGGAGCGACTTATACAGACCAAATGAATATTACAGGTTTAGATATTTACAATTATTTGGTTTCAATGGACGAGTTAATGACTTCGCAATATTGGAATGCTGGTGCATTGGAATATCGTATGACTAAAGTAACAGCGATGAAACTTGCAAACTATTTGAATGGTTTGAAAGACAAGTCTTGTTGCGATGGTGTTGAAAGATTAAACCCTGATGCTTTAATGGTAGGCACGACTTCATTCAATTATATGTCAATGGCTTTTAGAGGCATACCAATAAGAGTAATTGAAGAGTGGGATTATTTAATCAATAATCATTTAGACTTGAACGGTGGTGGTGCTAACAATGCAAGAGTAAACCCTCATAGAATTGTTTTGACCTACAAAGAAAATCTAATTGTTGGTATTCCGGATATGGGGCATTTAGAAAACTTCGATATTTGGTATTCAAAAGATGATGAAAAAATCTACATGAGAGGTCGTGCTTACTTAGGAGCAGGCGTACCATTAGAAGATTACGTTTTAGCAATTTAATTAATTTAAAAAATATAAAGATATGGCAGGAATTTGCGCATTATTGACAAATGGTTTTGATTTTTCTTGTATTGAAGAATACGCAAGAAAATACTACCAAGAAATAGTAGTTATCAATTCAGATGATATTGATTCGACTACGGTTGTAAAAAACACGACTGGTTCTAATCATAATGTAACTTTCACTTTGAAAGCTACAAAAACTGGATACAGATTTGTTTTGCCAGATACAGGAGGTTCTATATTTGGAAGTTTTGATAAAACCACAAACGAATTGACTGGCGGACCACAATACATTCATAAAATGAATTATGCGGTTATTGGTGCTGATGAGATTACAAAAGCAACTTTAAGAACCTTAGACAAAGGCAACTTTATTGTAGCTGGGCGTTTGAAAGGTAGTACAGTCGTTGAAATCTTTGGAATCCAAAACGGACTTGTAAATGCAGACTATACTTTTGATTTAGCTGGAGGTTCTGGGGGTTCTGTTTTAATTTTACAAAGCTTAGAAGCTTCGCCGGAGAGTCATATACCGTTTGTTTATACTTCGGTAGATCCGATTGCAGATTTTGATTCGAACTTCGCTGCTTAATGACAAAAGAAGATTTGATAAAAGAAGGTAGTAGCAAAGTACGAAATAACAGTACTTTGCTATCTTTTTATATTGATATTTTTAAAAGTGAATTTGGATATAAGCCTACGTGTGCTGGTTGTACATTTTCAACTGATTGGAACAAATTAATAAATTCAACTAAAAAACATATAGAAATTATGGATGCAACTTTTGAAATAAAAGACAAACAAAAAATACATACTTTTTACAAAGATAAAAGAAATGCACGGTGTTATGGGCGAAATATGACTGAGGAATTTGCAATAGACTATTTGACGTTTGGAACTGCAGAAGAAATTGAAGAGCGAAAAAAAGATTTTAGAAAATTGCCAGTTACTGAAATTGAGGTAGTAGATGCTGAAAATGAAACAGGGAACGAATTAACCTTTAAAGATTTAAAAGAATTGTACCCACAATTTTCTGATGCAAAAAACAAAAAACAAATTTTAGCTTTAATTGAAAAATTAGAAAACTAAAAAAATGGCTACAACTTGGATAAGAGCAAAATTTTTTGAGGTTTTTCAAAAGACAAACCCTATTGCCAAACATTTAAAAGATAAAATCTATTTGAATGGTGAGGACAATCTATATCCAAACACTATATTAAATATAATTAACGAAAGTTCAACAGCCAAAAGATGTTCTAATTTAATGGCTAAATTCATAGTTGGTAAAGGCATTGTAAATGATATTGATATTACGAATACTTTTACATTAAATGATTTGTCAAGTCAAATTTCAAGACAAATAGCAACTTATTATGGTGCTTATGTTTGGATAGGGTATGGGTTTGACGATGCCGGAAAAATTGTAAAAAAAAGCTACAAAGTTTTCGATTACTCAAAATGCAGAACGCAAATTAAAGATGCCGAAGCAAATGAGGGCAAAATTATATTTTCAGATTGGAATGGCAAAAGTGGGCTTTTTGGTAAAGACAAAAATAAAACTGAAAAATGGTACTATCCATTTAATGATAATGATGCTGTGGTTCGCAAACAAATTGAAAATGATTTTGGCAAAGCAATAGAGAATGAAGCCGATTTAATTGAAGCTATAAAAAAGTATAGAGGTCAAGTTTACCATATTAATTTAACGCCTGAGTATGAATACTCTTTGCCATTGTGGGATAGTGTTTTTAACGATATGAATAGCGAAGCACAAATATCTAAATATACCAATACACAAACTCGAAGCGGTTTTGTTGGCAAGACTGCGGTTATAACTGCTGGACTTGATGCAGAAACAAAAGAAGTAATAAACAAACATTTGGGGGGGTTCTTAGGTGCTGAAAACAGTTCAAATATTTGGCATTTGTCTTTAGACGCAAACATTAAGATTGATGAAGCTATAAAAATAGAGCAAATCAAAGCACAATATGATGAGAAATTATTTCAGAGTACGATTATAGCTTTACGAAAAAACATTAGTGGAGCATTTAATAATATTCCTGAAGAATTGATTTATAGCACTGGTGGTTTGTTCGGGCAAAGTTCGGATAAATACAACGAAATGAAAAAGTTTTATTGGGAACAAAACGACTATGAACGTAAAATTTTAATCAACAGACTTTGGGAACTTGGTTTTGAAAATGTAGAGTTTATTCCTTTGTTTACAAACGCAATAATACCAATAGTATGATAACACAAATTGATTTTAGTTGCATCGGGCAAATTGCAAAGCATTGTGATAATGATAAACTTTGTATTGCTATAAATGAAAGTTTAGATTTTGATTTGTCCGGGCTTTTTTGCGATGAAATAATGACTGAAGCATTAGACAATTATAATGCAATAAGTGGCTTTTGGTTTGAACTTTGGAATGGTGGCACTTTTACAAGTCCGTGTGGAAAAGTGAAAAATCATTTAGGATTAAAAAGAGTATGGATTTATTACGCTTATTCAAGATATATTTTGTTAAATGGATATAATGATACTGCAACTGGTTTTAAGCAAAAAACAAATGATTTTAGCTTGCCTATTCCAGTTAAAGAATTACAAGTTTTCGAGCAAAAGTACCGAGACATGGGTTATGAAAGCTATAAGAAAACAAACCAATTCATTTGCCAGAATTTGTCTAACTTTACCGTTGAACCAAATATAGAATGTGAAAGTGAATGTTTGTGTGGTTCAGAAAAATGCGGTGGTAAAACAAAAGCGAATACAGGTTTAAAATCTAAAATAATATCAAAATATGATTAATTATAAAATAGCAACGAACGACAATTTGTTTCAAGTTGAAACCGACAAACAAGGTGGCGGTGTTATGACTGCAACCTATCCAAGACAATTTCAAGCGACAGCCGTTTCTGACGATAGCTTTCAATTGGTATCATTAGAGGGAGCTTTAAGACTTTACAATGGTAAATTAATTGACCATACAATAAATGGAACGTCTTATGTAGATGTTTATTTATTCGTGGAAAAATTAAACGAAGTTGTTTATTCAAATGGAGGAGGAAATAGTGCGATAGTACCTATTGTTTACACAACTTCTGAATTAGCAATGATAGACCCTCTTGGCGTATTTGTGACTAAGAATCTCTTGAGTGATGGTTCAATTACATATACGCTACAAGATGGCTCGACTTATGCTGGCGATGTAACACTTCTTTTGCCTTATACAGCTCAAGGAGAATTTATATTGTTTTCACACACGCCAGCAGTTTTAAACAACGGACAAAATGAAATTGTAGATGTAGCAGTTGTAGGAGCAATTTTAGGGGAAGGGTATGTAACACTAACAACTAATTTAACAGCGTTTCAAAATACAAGTGTAAATGCTTTTGTAATTGCGGACGATTTAGTTAGAATTATAATTGTTAATAATACAGGCGGTACAATTAATTTGCCACAATTAGATTTTAAATACATCAAATAGAGTTCAATTAATAATTAATTAATAAATAAATTTTAAAAAAGATGGCTATTACTAGACACGAATTACAAGCCTACGCAGACGTAGCAACATTAAAAGCAGAAACACTTGTGCCACAAGCAAATGACCAAGTTATGGTTGAGAGCTTAAAAAGAACGTACAACTGGATTGAAGCATCGACTTTAACCGAAGACTCAAAGTACATTATTAAGCAAACTTCTGTAGCTACAGGGCGTTGGGAAGTTTCAACGGCTTCAAGCCTTTACACAGGAACAAGTGGAGTAGTTGCTATTGTTCTTGAAAACGGACAACAAGCTACTGAAACAATTACAGTAACAGGTGCATTAGCAACAGGAACATTTAATGTTGTTTCAGCAAGTGTAACAGCTTCAGGTTCTGAATTTTTGATAACTTCAAAACAAATTATTGCAAATGACACAGTTGAGGTTACTATTTACAACAATAGTGGTGCTCAATTAACAGTTACTCAAATTGATGTTACTGTATTAGAATTTTAATAATTCTTTAAAAGCATAAATGGTTGTAGCGTGGTTCGATTCCACGCTATGCTCTAATTAAATAAAAAAATTATGGCAACAAAGACAAGTGGTGGTGATGGAATGGATTATAGAATAACTACAATTGCATTCAACTTTGATATTACAGCAAATTGGGCTACAGGAGATTTAGCATTTCCTGTAACAGACCAAGCGAGTTTTGAAGTGTTTTTGGCAAGTAGAAGTTATAATGATGATAATGATTTAACAAATATTGTAATCAGCAATTTTAGTATAGTAGGTAATAGAATAACTTGTAATTTAAGTGCTGATGGAACTATATTAGATTTATCTTTGATGCAAGTTACAGATATAACAAGTATAGGTAATTTAGGTCAGTTGCAATATTTGGATTTAAACAGCAATCAAATAATAAACTTTGACCCTACAATTGCATTACCAATTTCGTTGAAATATTTGTATTTATATAACAATCAAATAATAACTTTTGACCCTACAATTGCATTACCAAGTTCTTTGCAAGTTTTGTATTTAAATAACAATCAAATAATAACTTTTGACCCTACAATTGCATTACCTATTTCTTTGAAATCTTTGTATTTATATAACAATCAAATGACTATAGCAGGATATACAGCAAGTGAAACGTGGGCAAATACCCAACCAATTTTTACATCACTTTGTAATGTTTTTTTTAATAGTAATATTGACAACGTTTCTGGAACAAACCTTGAAGCTATTTTAATTTCTAAAAATTGTCAAGTAATATCATAAAAAAATGAAAAAACTAATTTTATTACTCTTAATTTCAAATTTTGCCT